ATGAACATCCGACCGAAGCAATACCCATTGCTCCCAATCCTTGTTGCGGGACAGATCGATTGTGATCTCAACTACGTTCCGCTGTAGTTTCTTTATGCTCCATGCCATCGTCTTTCCTCCAAATTGAGTAAGCTTCGTCCGAAGTGATTTGTGGCTTGCCAAGCTTCGCATTGACTGCGTTGTGAAGTCTCACGCCCCAAGCGAAAAAGGCTTCGGGGCTTGAGTGATCGGGTGGCAATTCTTTTAGGATGTGCTGGAATCCGTCCCTGCAATCGCATCTCGACGGAATAAAGTAGACCCACAATTCCAACCACTGAGGATCGCAGCCTTTGTAGTTGTGAAGCAAAGCCCATGCAAAGCGGCCCTGCTTGGCTGTTCGCTCGGCTCTTGCTGCAATCACCTGTTCTTGGCTCACTGGTTGCCTTGGTTGCGGTTGCTGACCGACTAGCTCGATCTTACTCGATGTTGGCACCGCTGGCGGTTGCTCGACGTAACGAGAGCCATCGAGATTGATTTTTAAGACAGTGTGATCGTCCATGTTGGGGCACTTGTGCAAACGGAAGCGGATTGTAAACCTGTGCAAGTCTGTGAGCGGGTATGCGTATCGATCGCAGAAAAATAGTTCGCAGGATCGTAAAGCTCTAAACAAACACCATCGGGATAACAGCAAGGGCAATCGTTGAAGAATCGACAGCAAACTTCATCGCAAGCAATCTCGCTACACTCAAATGTTGGTTGATATGGGGTAGCTGGAAAGAATCCCGCAGTAGTCTTGCTTGCACCGCAACCGATGATTTTGTCACCGTATACAGTACAGCAAAGACCATCAGCCTCACCGATGCCGGTACGGAAGCACAACGCAAGATCAACAGGATCGATGTCGAATCCAAGTCGCGACAAGCTCAATGCCGTTCCTGGGCATCCGTATGGATCAGGATCGTTTGCGCATTGAGTGTTCGTTGAGGTACACAACTCTGGACAAGGATCATCGTCGCATCCATCGACCTCCAAGATAAACGCATCGCCCCTGTCGCATTCTTCGGCAGGATAGCTGATCGTTGAATTGTCAGGTGTGATTGCTCCTGTGCAATAACAAGGCTCTTGGAAGATGCACTGACTGTTTGCTATTGGGCCACTCGGCCCGTAGATACAAACCGATGAGACGTAACTGTACGGATCGTAATCGCATGACGTAGAGTCGCAACCAGGCACATCGGTATTTGCAAACGACACGCTACCCGTTGGCATTGTGTCATAGTATTTGACTCGATCGAAGTAGAATTCCCCGCCAAAGCGACAATCACCGCTACTAGGTGGGCTCGATGGTACATCGCTGCAAGTTATCAGACTCGGCGTTGGATCGCTGAAAACAAAGTCTGGATTAGCTTCAAAGCACGTTGTATTGTGCATCAATACCGATTGAGTAATCTTGGTAGTCGCATTGCCGTAAATCTTCGATGACCAATCGTAAATTATTCGCGACCGAATGACGATCTTGCATCCTCCGGTTTGACCTTCAACCCCGCTGCAATCAACTTCTTCTTGACTGATTCTAACCTTGATCTCTCTTACCCTTCGCCACACGGCAAGGAAAGCGTTATCCTTGAACTCCCAATCGGTCGTAGTCGTCGCGATTAACTCAACTCCCTCGGGACAACAATAGTCTTGGGCGATCTCATCACACCCACCAGGAAAGAATTCAAACCCGCGATAGTTCGGCGTTAAAAATCGGCTGTGATCTGTTACGCATTGCTCAGTAACGAGACCTTCATAAAGCATCCCGCTACAAGACTTAGACCAGCTCGGCGTACTGTTTGGCGTAAACGTTTGCTCATAGCAACAATCGCCACTCCAACCGCTTCCGGTGTAGCCGCTAATAGTCACCGTCGGCAAGTCCTCCAATGGCAAGCAATCGCAAGCACAACAACAGCGACCCATTCCACCCATTAGCAGAGCTCCACAGCAAGCCACTTGGCATCGACCGGAAAAAGCAGCACAAGAGCCGCTGAACCGATTGCAACGCCGGTCGGATTCCATGCGGTATATGTTACGCTTCCCGCTGTCCAATTGCCAGAGCCAGGAGCCTTAGCCGTTACCGTTCCGCTACTATTGGCACCGATGCCCGATGTTGCCACCGCTAACAGCGGGGTCTCACAGGCGATGACCTTGATTAAATCGACCTCTTGTTCGTCGTCGCCGATGTAAGTGAACAAGCAACCCTTAGACAAGTCGAAAGATGATGCAACTGGCCCCATCCGAGTGCCTGTTGTGTAGGTCGCTGAATCCTTCGTTGCTCGAAACACTGGCCCCCATTGAGCCGTACCGATTTCATCGGGCAAGCACTCGCCCGGCCCATTGAGCAAGAACGGCCCCATTACCGAATCGGTGTAGTCGAATGGCCGATCCACCTCGATGTACGTTGTCCCGTCGATCTCAGATGATCCGATCATTTGGACGCACCCGTAAGGCGGAATCGTCTCGGTTGACTTGTTCACGAAGTAGATCGGAGTCGGCGTGTACGGCAGGAAAGCCCCTTGAGACGCTGTGCCACTTCGCTCGAAAGCTTGCACTGCATCCCAAATGCGCTTAGCCTGCTTTGGCGTATACGCTCCGATCTGTTGAGCCATCTTAGCCCCTCGTATCGCAGAGCAACGAGATCGAGTAGATCGCCGGAGTAACCGCCGTTGCCGTCGCTGCGTCATTCGACGCGATGCTCAAGCGGACTTCAATCAGATCCCCAGGATCCACGCCCGTAGCGTTGATCGTGAAATCGTAGTTGGCCGCCGTGAGTGAATTCATCGACGTTGCTGGAGTCGTCACAAGATCAGAGCCGAGCGATCCATCGGAGCCGACATAAGCCTCTGCGTCGATCGTGCAAGACACGTCGGCGACGGTCGTTTCCATCTTGGCCCGGATCCTGAGTTGGATCGTTTGCCCGTCCTCATAGTTCGACGGGATCGGAATGGCCAAATAGAGCCGCCTAGTCGTCGATCCTAGAGCCTTTACGTCGCCTGCCGTAATTCTGACAGGATTCGTGCCCCAAGTGCCTGTAATGATGCCAAGATCATCGCTGGCCGGTGTCGCTGGTAGGTTGGTTTGCACCGCATCCCATACCCGCGCCTGCGTCAACGGAATAACGGACTCAGCCAAGACCCTTTGAGCTAGCTTGGTTGTTGCGATGTCGGCATTACCCGCGATCGTGTAATTAGTGATGACCTCGGGAGGAAGAACCATCGTGATATCAGGAATCGTTGTCATAGTAGCCCCAATGCTCCGTAGGGAAGTGGATTGTAAATTTTAAACTCTAACCAGTGTGCCTGCACTTGTTGACCTTCGGTCTGTGGTATCTCAAAACCGTTCGCATCGAGCAGCACCGGACGGTTTGTCGGCTCACCGCCCTTGAGTGCTCGGACAATGATGTTTTTCTTTTCGCCTGGGTTGGCAGGATCGTCGATTTCAATTTTCTTATAGAAGCCTTGATGTCGAGTCCGACGATACCAAGCCTTTTCGTTGGTCGTGCGGTATGGATAGCGGAATCGGATCTGTCCCGTAACCTCCCAATAGGCAAGCTGAGGCGTGACTACATTGGAGGCTGAAAGCTTCATCAATTTGGCTGTACCCGGTGGCCATCCCAAAAACGCATCGCTGTTGACCGATCGACGATACGCCGCTTGAACGTAAGGATTAAACATCAGCATGTTCCGTTTGATCGTAACCGTCTGATCCGGTAGCAATGTCTTAACGCCCTCGATGGGCTCGCCGTTAACCGTTTGGATCGGGTTGCCGTCCCAATCCTCGTCTATTTCTTCCTCGGTCTCAACGTCGTCCCAGTCGATTCGAGGTGGAGCGAAAAGCGGGTTGTCCTCGTTCTCTGATGGCCCTAGCTCGCCGGTGTAGTCGATGTTGAGTTGCCATAGGATCAAGCTTTGCCGACTCAAGGAAAAATTGTCAGCGAAAGCATACGGAAAGTCTTCTGAAAATCGATCACCCTCTAGGATGCCGGTCGATGAAAAGCAGTCCACCTCTTTAGCCTGTGGAGTCGTTAGGATTTGAAATGCTCGTTGCAACTTAATCTGTCGCTTTCGGAAGTTGTCCGATAGCGTCACCGATGAAACCGGCTTAGACCACATTTCAGTCACTTCGATGATGTTGCTCATCCTACGAACTCCAACTGAAAGTTATCTGCAGCACCTTGTTTCGGCATCGCTTTGATTGCTTCGGTTACCTGGTCAAGTTTTTCAACCGTCTTGAGCGTATTGGATGCAATATCCTTTTGGATGTCCTCAGATGCACCACGCATCACAAGCCGTTGTTCGACGGCCATTAATTGAGGCTTTTCGGAAAGCTTTTTTGCTAGTTCGCTTTGCTTCTTTTGCTTGTCGAGTGCTGTTTGCTCTGCTGCGATTCGAGCTGCTGCGTCCTCCGACAATCCCTCTTGAACGAGCCTAAAGCGATTCGCCGCTTCTTCGCCTTGCGTCAGTAGGATTCGCTGTTCTTCGAGTCGCTGAGTTTCACTGGCTTGCAAATCGGCGACCCGCTTGAGCCTTGCTTGTTCCTCGTCGTCGGCTCGTTTCTTGTCCTCGGCATTCTTCTTGGCGATGTCCGCTGCACGCTCGGCCAAGATGATTCGCTCGGCATCGATACCAACGATTCCCTCGTCGGCAAGTTGAGCCTGTCTTGATGCCTCGATCCCCTTGGTCAATTCGATGTATTGAAAATTTGCCTTCTTCAGTTGGTTTAACGCAGAGTCTTTAATTTGCTTGGCTTTTGCTGCTGCTTCATCCTCTGCTTTTTGCCTATCCTTGATGGCCTGAATTTCCAACGATCTTGGCCCGAACAACTCTCCCATCTTTTGCTTTTGCTTCTCAAGGTTGTTGATGATTTCAACCTGGGAATTCGCCTCTATCTGCAATTGATTGATCGCGTCGGTGTTACCTCCAAACGGATCGAACTGAGACTTGAGTTTATCGATCTGTGTGAGCCTAGAGTGCATACCATCGTATGCTTTATTGAGCTCCTTTTGGATGCCTTGGAAAGCATCATAAGCCGCCTGCTGCTTGGCCTTTGGATCTCGAACAAGCGAAATATCTTCGAGGGTTTCGCCGAACTTCTTGTTAGAGAGCTCGTTTAGGGCTGACGTAAACCTATCGGCATCTTCCGTTGCTTCCGTGAGTGCGTCCTTGACCTCCTCGACTCCGAAGATCATCTCACCGATCGACTTACCCAACTGAAACGACATAACGCCAACAAGAGCCGCGAGACCAGCCTTAAACAGATTCGCACCTGCCCCGCCGAGCTTTTGCACCTCGGCAAACTGACCGACCTTTTCTGTGATAGCTGCGACTTGCTGAGCCGCTGACGCAAGCTGACCGCCGCCCAATTGACCGGCAAGAATACCGATGAACTCGGTCGAAGCTTTAGCCTTTTGGCCAGTCTCCTTGATGCCCTTAACCGATGCCTCAATGTTCTTGGCTGCGCTCATCGCCTGTGCGGATGCTTTATCCTCCGCCGCTATAACGATTTTGACCGCATCGCCTGCCATCTATGCTCGCTCCGCTTTTGCTCGTTGTTCTTCGTTCTTAAACCGTCTTGCCGCCTCTAGAAAACTAACCGCCTGATCCAGAGCCCCACCCGCTACAGGTGGCAGGCCTTCATCGAACAGGTCAACCAACTCAACGAATTGCCCGAGTCCATCGCAATATCGATTGGGGCAGCCCTCAATCCGAAAGATGCCTTGATCGCAATGATCGCACCCACCACCGTTGCAAGCTGTGCATTCGATCTCGATCGGTTCATGGCTCGTCCCTTTGTCCTTGCATTCTTTGTCGCTGCAATGCCGACAGAGCAATCCCTGCCGAATCAATGCCGCGACTCTCAGTCTTTTTTTTCGGAGTCGTCCATTCGTTGATTGTACGCGCACAACGAAAGCAGCTCTCTGGCTTCGCTAAACGTCAACAGCTCATCGAGAGCATCGACGCTAAACGGTTGCCCCATGTTCGACCAACCGCAAACAACTCTCTTTAGTTGCTCGATGGTTGCATCGAAGATTTCATCGACAGTCACGCCATCTTTGTGGATGATCTCGATAACCTCAAGTAACTTGCGTTGATGCCGCATCGATTGAGACTTGACGCGAAACACTGGCCGCGATTCGATGGGCTTGTCCTTGTCGGATGCAAGCACCACCGAAAAGCTTTGATCTGGTTCCAAGAAAATTGGCACGTTACCTCCGATGCCTATTAAGTTGCCGCTGTAAAGGTGATCGAGCATTCTTCGTCAACGGATGAACCGTTTCGATTCGCTTGCCACTCGATTTCGTCAGTGACCATGTTTTCTCGATCAGCTTCGGTTAATCCGACAATCTGAGCCTTCGGGCAAGCGATCGTGATCTTGCTGTTGGTAGGCCCGTCGAGATCCCAAGTCAGAGCGTGTTCGCTCATATCGAGCATCTTGGCATAAACCGGGTTGGTAGCAACAAGCTTGGCCTCAGGGTTCCCCGTGACCTTGATGAGCCTGTTGGTAATCAATCCGCACTTGAGCCCTGCGACGTTGCTAGAATCTTCCCGAAGCATCATCGTATTTCCGCTGTCGAGCGTCATGTTCTCAACTGCAAGATCAACGCTGTTCCATGTCGTCGTCGATGATGCGAACCGCAATGGGCTCGCAGTCGGATAGGTCGGAACCAGGATCGCCGTATCGGTCGGAGACTCCCAAACTCCCATAAAATCAAACTCAAGAAATGCTGCTTTTCCTGTCGGGCAGTTGATCTTGAAAGTTCCAACGCATCCACGCAAAAGCTTACGAACGCCGTCGATGTAGACAGCCATCGTAAGGGTCTTTACGTTTGTCCCTGGGGCTTCCGTCCGAGGCGTGAACACTTGACCCGACTTGACCCAACCGCAAGCAGGAAGAAACGTATCGGCCCATGATGGCTCGGTAGCCGTACCATCCCAGCTTGCATCATGCTTGAATGTGAGCCGGCCCTTGTAATTGCCTGGCACGGAAGCACGCATCCCGAAGGATGCTTGACCTTCCCTGGCCTCAAGTTCCGTTTCGCTTTGGATCATGATGTCATAGCAGTTGAACGCTGCTTCGGATGCCGTCAGAGCCTCCGCCGTTCCCGGTGTAGTCTCGATCTTTGCCGCCAATACTCGCTTGCGTTTCAGTAGAGTCATTTGCCTAGCTCCCTTGATGCTCTTAGTTTGATCTGTCCACTGGCCGCAAGAATGATTTCTCTAAGCCGCCTATTGATTTCAATTGGGAGTCGCTCCCTTGCTGTATCTGCTGCAATCGTCCCGATGTTGCCTTCTCGGAAGTAGTCACCGGGTCGCTTGCTAAGAACCCGAACAAGCTTCCTGGCCCCTTCGCTAGCTGGCCGATAAACATCGCCACGCCATCGCGATTGAATGAACCCATCGGAGATGACCGTCCACCCGCCGCCCATGTGCGTCTTGTATTGAACGCCGAGACTCTGCCTTTTACCTCGTCGTTTTTTGCTATAGGACTTGGCCTCGTTCATCCGAACCGGGAAGTGATGACCTTCCCAAAGCCCGATGGTTACGCCTGCGTTTCCGGGCTCTGCTTTGTTCTTTTGCTTGATCGTCTTTTTGAGCGTTGCCGCCTTGTTGATCGGTTTGGCTACGCCCTTGTTCTCACTCGAAAGCTTGAGATTGACTAGCGGATTGAGTGCCTTGGCCGCTTGGACTCGGACAGTCTTTGCAGTCCTATTAACCGCTGTAGCCAAGTGCCTTGGCAAGTGATCGCCGAACGCTCCAAGGTTGATTTTCATTTGCCGGATTGAGGCTTCATCAACTGTGATTTTCAGCATCAGTTCCGAAGCTCCGTTGGATCATCTTCCGAGACCCTGAAAGTGATTTGCAAAGGGACAGTAAGTCCATCGATCCCGCCATCCGCCGCAATGAATTGTACACTCCCAAACACCGCATCGATAGCATTACCGCCGAAAGTATGCCAAGTCGATGAGCCACTTGCAATAGCTTTAACAACATCGGCATGGAAAGCATTTAGCATTTCGTCTATAGCCTCTTGCCCTCGTTCGTCCTGCATGACATGGCAATGGATGTTGAAGGTTTGCCGATAGGCATTAGCAGGCGGAACACCTGGCCTATCTAACTCGCCGACTCGATCCAGTGGCCCCTGAGTCAAGACGATTTGGTTATGTCTTGGCGTAAAGTCTGCGAACCGCTTTGGACGCTGTACCTCACTGATAACCGTCGAGTACGAACCGCTATCAACCATCGCATCGAGACGCGACTTGAGAGCGAGAGCGATCGTTTCAACAACTGCTACCGGCATTCGAGAATCAGCATCCCTTCATCGTGTGCTATAAGCCTGAGAATCGAGTGAAGCCTTGGAGGTTGTCCAACTCGATCCGAAAAACTTAATTCATCACCACCTAAGTTGAGCTCATCGCTCGATATTCCTTCATTTTCATCATTGGCAACGTGCACCTCAAAAACAGGATACACAACGTCGCCATCTTCAGGGAGGACGCCTAGAGCTTCGCGAACGATAACAGCCTTGATGCTGCGAGTCCTGCCGTTACGTTTTTTGTATCCAGCAGGTTCTGCAAAATCATTGAGGTTGGCGAAGACCTTCTTGGCATCCTCTTTGATGAGGTCATGAAGGCTCATGCTTATCGCTTGCACTCGACCGAGACATAATCAACCGTCACGCTGTTGACGTTGGTCGATGCAGTCTTGCTGATCTGAACAAACGGTTGAAGCGATCCAGTTGCAGCCGACATCGAGAATGTCGTGGTCGAAGCGACTCGGGCACCGTCGATGTAGAACTTAACATCGCTCTTGCCGCCAGTGAAGTCGATAACGAATTCTTTGTAGGTCGCAACCAACGAAACGCCTGATGCCTTGTCGTCGTTGTCGGTCGTTCCGTCATCGCTTTCACAAACAACAGCATTCGAGCCCGCAAGC